TCCATTGAAGCCAACTAAGCTGGGAATCTCCGAGATTGCCGATCGCACAACCACGCACGCGCTTCAGATGTTCCATCTGAGCGATGCGGTGGAGGTGCCTCAGTTCAAGGAGTACAAGCAGCCTGAGAAGGTTTGGGACTTGGTGCATAGGCACGGACTTGATTTGCAGTTTGTGGAGTCCGTTTTAATGGATAACCGCTGTGTTGATAAGTCCGTGCGTGAACAATTGAGTCGGGGGAAGGCGGTTTTGGCATCTGCCCCCGTCGGGGGTCTGCAGGGGCGTACCCGCGACCTAGCTGCCGTTCAGGCAGCTCAGGTATATTATGACGCTCTGGGCAGCACCGACGAGAAGAGGAGCATTCGCGAAGCGTGCGAGAGCAAACTGCTGGTCGCCGGAGGCGCACATTTTGCCTTCGGCCGCATTCTCCAGTATTACCCCAAGCGTGGAGTGGGTAGGGACTTGGTCCCTCCCACGGCGCGGGAGGTGGAGATTGCGCTGGCTCAGTGCGGTCTCAGTGGCCCTCTGCCAGCCACCCGTCTTTCCTTGTCAGCTGCTTTTGCAGATGCCATGGAAGAGGGGGAGGTAGAGGTTGTTGCTGATGCCGAGAACGGCTTCCCCACTATGGGGAAGTTCCGTGACGCTGAGGCCAGGGAAGCTTGCTTACGATACGCCGCTGCACTGCGCAACGAGTTAGAGTCCCATCGTTCCAACATGGACGGTCATTTGACCGCCCTGGAGGCACGAGACCCGTTGTTGTTCACAGTGCGGGGTAAGGCCAAATCGGACATGTACAAATGGTCGAAAGTAGAGGGCGGAGCATTACGTTTCTACAACGTGATTGGCCGCCCTTTGACACTGATTATGCAACAGGCCACGCAGGTATTGGAGAGGAGCACAGGAACACTGGCTACCACCCCAGTTGTTGGTGACCGATACCTAGCCACAGTGATGGGCCATGCCCTCACTGGCGGCGGTGCGGACGCGTTAGTAACTCACATGGACTGGCAGTTAGCCAGTACAGGTTACGCACGCCTGCATTGTGGCGATGACACGTGGCTTGCTGTGCGCACGGATGAGGGCGTGGCGCTGTTTTCAATTGATTGCAGCGCGTTCGACCTCACACAACACAGCAGTGTGTCAGAACCTGTTCACGCCGCATTGCGACGACGCTTGGAGGAGATAGATCCTGTCTCCGCCGCTGTCTGGCACAAGATGGCCAGGCAACGGAGAACAGTGATTGCTGGGTCGATCACAGCCGTGATGAAGCACGGGGGTCCGTCCGGAATGCCTTTGCAGTCTAAGGTCAATGACATGCTGATGGATGTTTACCTTCAGCGTGTTATTATGACACTGCACAAGCATCGCCAGGAGGGGCTACCCATGACTCAGGACGTGATCGAGTCAGCAATTCAGAAGGAGGGTGCGTCTTTAGGCTTTGTGGTTCGCCTAGAAGAACTGGATAATCATGTTGGCGTCACCACTGTGCGAGAGTGTTTGGAGCGTCAACCCTTTCTGTTTGTAGGGTATCGCTTCCACGTTCGCAATGGTATGGTGATGCCGTACATTGACATTCCGCGTGCGATAGCACGCTTGCCTTACAATTCTTCCTTTGACTGGCTGGAGAAGCAGGCCCATTCTGTGCGCACAGCTATCCGTATTGGAGGCTTAGTGCTCAGTATGGGGGTGCCACCAGCTGGCGAAGAGCGTGCGTTTGCTAAGCTGGTCGCAGCTGCCCGTTTTGGGCTAGCGCGTCAGCTTCACACCGCCGCTGCAGAGAAGGAGGTAGAATTTCAGGTGAACAGGTTGGTATTTGTTGCAGATTCAGTGAAGTACACCATTCGTGACATGAGGGGGTTACTGAACGCTCTCACCCCAGAACGGATTTCTCAAATCTGGGCTGAGGGAACAGAAATTGCCGAGGACGATGCCCTGGACGACTGGGCAGACGCAGTAGACGCAGAGGAGGCTCAGATGAGGTATGCCAGTCCATTGGAGTGGCTACAGCAGAGAGCTGAACTGCGTAGTATTGCGCCTGGTGGTCGCATACCAGGGCAGCGTCCCGTCGGGTTGCGAATAATGTCAGCTGCTGTCTTAGGCCGCGTGCCGCCTACCATTCCGAGGGAGATCAAAGCACCACCGGTGCGATCCGTCGGCATGGGAGATGTGCGCGCGAAAGCTAAGAAGCGGCTGCAGTTCGCAAAGGAAACAGGCTATTGGCCTGCGGAGGACGATGATGACTGGGAGAGCGAGGTCTCTTCACGAGACTACGGTGACTGGGAGTGACTCAAAGGAAATGGTGGATGAGGTTCTTGGACCCGAACTAACCAAGTGGACCATACCCGCGGGAAAATTACTTAAAAAGAAACTTTCAAGCGGAGTGATATCAACTATGGCCAACAGCAGACAGAAACGAGCACAACAGGTATCTAAGAAGAAGGGGAGGGGAGTTCTGGTTGACAAGGTCTCTGGGGGTACTACTACCACCATGACCAGGACGCCAGTTGTCCCCAGATCGTACATGACGAAGATGAATAACTCTGAGATTGTGCGGATAGCCAACACAGAAGTGTTGCTTGGAAACTGGCCGGTGAGTACTGGCACCTTTGGCGTTACGTCCAAATACCTTACTCCTTTTGGGAATTTGGTTTGGGCGAACACCATTGGCCAGAACTTTTCGGCGTACCGCTTTAAGAAGCTGTGTTTCCACTACAAGCCAATCGTAGGAACCACGGCGGCAGGGTACTTTGCTATGTCCTTTGTGTCTGATCCTGAGGATGCTACCTCGATCGACACATTTACAGTATCAAATACGCTGTCGCGAATGGCCAATAGCCGACGATTCATTCAGGTACCAGTATGGCAGGAGTGCACTCTGGAGATAAAGCCAGGTGACTTCACCCAAGATTGGTACGTGTATGAAGCTTCGTCGATTACTGACCAATCTACTGCACGACAGTGTGCGGCGGGTGGTTTCTTTCTTGCGGCACAGTCCACGGACACTGCCGCAACAGGTGTCATCTACGTGTCGTACGAATTGGAGTTCAAAGATCCTGTTAGCGCATTTGCCAATAGGTAGTTGGGATGATAGTTGAGCTCAGTTGGAACAAGCCCGAAAAACCTCTATAAATAGACATAAGATGAGGCGAAGTTCCGCTGAGTGACGAGAAGTGCGGTGAGAGCATCCGCTGCCGTTAAACAACACGACGGAGAACCCGGTGCAAGTCCGGC